TGACGGTCGGGTTCTGGTTCCAGCTCCAGAATTCCCACTGATAGCTCGAATCCGGAATCAAAAAGAAGTACAGGCTGGCGAGGCCGTGCGCGCTGAAATTGCCGTCGTAATAGGCCATTTCGGGCGGGCCGTAAACCTGCTGATAACGGATCCTCGCCCACTTCGCCTCGTCGGTGGTCACCATGATGGGCCGGCGCACCGTCGAGCTGAGCAGCAGATTGGCGCGGGTGATCTTTACGGGTCGCGGGAGGTCGATGTCGGCCGACGTCGGTGGCGACGTCGGATCCTTCCCGATGGTGTAAATCTGTTTGTTCGCCGTCAGGCTCAGCAGGCCGCTGTAGCTCGCCCCATAGATCAGGGCGCGGTCCGCGTTGCTGCGGTCGACCAGGCGTTGCAGCCTGTCGATGCAGCTCGCCAGTTCCGACGTCGAGAGACTGTCGGGCGCGGAAACAATGGCCAGCTCTTCGGCTGCCGCCTGAATCAGGCTTCCGACAGTCTCGTTGACCATGGCTTATTCGCCCTTTTCGCTGTCGGCTTTGTCAGCCTTCTTGCCGGACTTTTTGGGCTCTGCTTTCGCTCGCGCTTCGGCTCCAGGCAGAAACGCGGCGGGCGTCTCCTGCCAGTCGGCGTCCTGCATCAGTTCGTCGTGCTCTTCCTGGGTTTTGACGTCGCAGGTTTTGCCCGAGCGGTGATAGCGAACGCTCGGGAAGGGCTGATGCACGTATGGCTCTTGCCGGTTGTTACTCTCGCTGTGTTTCAGAATGTTCATCATTGGTGCGGTCCTCGTTGGAAATTGAAAGTTGCGGGGGAGGGGGCGGGACCACTCAGATGAGTGGTCCGCTTCGGGGTCAGTACGACGGGTAAAACTTCGCCGTCGCTGGGTCGTAAGTGAAGGTGATGGGCTTCGACACCACTGCGGTCGAACCGAGCGCGATGTTGTTCGCGGTGGTCGTGGTGAAGATGCCGTCCGGAATCACGGTGAAGCTCCCACTGGTGAAGCCAACCGGGATATTGAAGCCGGTAATCGCCGCCGTGCCGGTCACATGGAACAGCGGGCCGCTCGGGGTGATCAGGCCGGCCGCGGACGCCACGGCTGCCGTGGGCGCGAAGGCATCGCCTCCGGGGTTATTCCAGCCAGGAACCCAGGTGCCGGTGACCGTGCTGCAGAGCCACTCGAAGCCGCTCCCCGTGTTCACCCAGGGCGACACAAATACGGTGCTCGCGCTGCAGCTCCCGCTCGGGTCGTAGTTATAGAACAGATTCGGGGCGCCGACGAGTACTGTTGCTCCGGTCGGGATGCCGGTGCGGGCTCCCGCTTCGCCGCGCCGAACGCGCACGGCGTTGCCGCTCACACTGAGGGCGATCATGACCTCGCCGCGCGGTTGGCCGGCCGAGACCACATAAAGTTGGCTTCCCACCGTGCCGGCCGTGAGCGAGTAAACGTTCACTGCCGATACGCTGGTCAGGTTGATGACGCTGTCCGTCGCCAGCGTGGCGGTCGACGTGGTAGTCGCGGACAGCGTGTTTGTCTGGGCGAAAGCGGAGGCCGCGAGCGCGAAGACAGCAATGGCTTTCAGAAAATTTTTCAACATTGTTTCTCTCGTGAAATTGGGCTCCGCGAGGCTCGGGCCTCGCGGGCGGTTTTGCTTTCTGGGGGACGGTTTAGGCAGCGATAACGCAGGCCAGTTCGCGGTAGAGGGTCGCGAAGCCGGTGAGCATGTCGAAGCGGTTTCCGTGGATGCGCTTGGTCCCGTCGAAGAACCGGATAAAGCTGAGGACCACTCCCGTCTCGTCGTCAGTTTCCTGGTAGGCTTCCTCGACGCCTTTGCCGGACTTCGGATCGCTCAGCGGGACGGAGACGAAGGCATAGGCGTTGCGGTGCAGCAGGAGTCCCTGCGGGCTCACGGCGCCAGCTCCACCCACCACGGTGATGGCCGTGCCATCGTTCGGGGTGATGGTGACGTTTTGGTACTGTCCGGACGGCGTGATGCCGGGGGCGACGGTCAGGGACGCGAGGCCGGATCCGTTGCTGATCGCCGGGGCCAGCACGACGAATTGCTGCAGATCGCCGGTGGTCTGCCGCGTCTGCGGATGGACGGAATAAACGCCCGCGATGGTGAAGCGGTCGCCGACGCCGAGGATTGCGGTGCTGTTCGACCAGCCTTTGGTCGCCAGCGTCATGACGTCGTTGTTCCCGTTGGGCGTGGTCTGGCCACTGCCGCTGATGAGCGGGGTGCCGCCCTGCGCGCCGATCACCTGGTTGTAGATGGTCTGGTCGCGCTCCCAGCGATAGCCGAGGGTCGGGTCTTTCCCATAGGCGTCCTGGCCGCCGATGCCGCCGCGCTCGATCATGCCGCTGATCATTCCCGAGGGGTTGAACAGCGATTTATTGCCGAGTACGAACTGCGTCGACATGCGCCGGTTGATGATGCAGGTCAGGTCCTCGCCTGCGGGCAGTCCGAGTTCGACCAGCTTGTCGCCGGCCAGCAGATACGTGTCGAGGGTCGTCGGGGTCGTTCCCGGCGTGCCGACCAGATTGAAGGTGTTCTGGGCCGCGTACTGCGCCGCCTTCGAGTTCACGTCGTGCGAGAGCGCGATAGCCGCGGGCTTCGCATAATTTTCCTGAATATCGTCGAGCGTGAGGGTCCGCTCGATGGAGTCCCATTCGAAGTGGACGTTCGTCACGTCGCCAACACTGACCGTGGTCTTGATGTTGGTCAGGGGCTGGGGTTGATAGAGCAGCCCGGAAGTCGCCTGGAAGCGCTGCGGCTTCTTCACGGATACGGTGTCACCGACCTTCGCTCCGTTTTTCGCGAATTCCTTGCTGTACTCTTTGCTCATGTTGCGGCACACCGAGAGGTAGCCGCCGAGGTTCATCAAAACCGCACGTGTGAACACTTGCGGCGTAAAAAGGACGTTGTTTGCCATGGGTCTTTCTCCGCGTCTTTGCGGGGGTTATCTGCTGCGCCGGAAGTGGCTGCTCGCCATGCGCTTGAATTCGTCGAGAGGCAGATCGGGATCGTCGAGGCGTTGTTCCCTGGCGGTCGTCGTCGTGCCAGTCACCGCTCGCGCGGGCTTGGGCAGTTCCTTCTTTGCCGGCGTTTGGGGTTTGTCTTTTTCGGCAGTTGAGGGCGCGAGCTTGTCTTCGAGCCTGCCCATTTCCTTCATGGCCAGAAACGGATTCAGCTTGCTGATGCGCGCTGCTTCGTCCGTGTGGGTCGCGAGGTAATAGGCCAGCTGCGGGCCGATGTCGCTCTCAGTGATGGCGTTGTGAACCGCCTGGCTGAGGGGCGTGTCGCCCATCGCTTCGAGCACGTCGTCCAGATCCGGGTGAAGCGTTCTGGCGCGGTCCTTTTTCTCGGACCAAACCGTCTGCCGGGCCTTCAGTGCTTCCGCCGCTTTTTTGTCGGCGTCGGCTTTCTGCGAGGACTCCCGTTCCTGTCGAATGCCCCATTTGGTGAGGGCGATGACGTAATCGTCATAGCTCGTGAAATCGCCGGCTTCGGGCTGCTTGTCGGCCTTCGGTGGCTCTTTCTTTTGCTCGGCTTTTTTGGCTCCAGCAGCCTGCGCCGGTTTCCTGAGTTCTTCCAGTTCCTTCTGCAGTTCGGCGTTCTTGCGCTCGGCGTCCCGTTGCGCTTTCAACGCCTTACCGATGCGTTTCTGGACTCCCTCGGGAAGCTCCTTGTCCTCGGCGTTTTCCGGCTCTTTGCCGTCCTCCGCCCTGGGGAGCTTGCCTGCCTTCTGTTTTTCCGTTCCCGAGTCCGGGGCGCTTTTGGCCTCGGGCTTTTTATCGCCTTCGTCGGCCGCGGGGGGTGCTTTATCTCCGCCGAGCATGCTGCGCATTTCGGCGATGGTGTAGTCGCCACGCACTTCGGGCGTGGTTGTCTCTGTCGTCTGTTCCAAAGGTGGATTTCTCCGCGCGGTCTACGATCCCGGCCGTGAGGGTTTGGGGTTGTACTGCGAGCGCGGTCTATCGGCCATTGGCAGGAGCCGGATGGTCAGCCTTATCCGGGGACAAGGTCGCCATCACGTCTTCGCCTGTGGTCAAGCCGGCCGTGAGGCTTTACTGCAAACTGGTTCAGGCCGCCGCGTCGGGCTGCTGGTCGGTCTGTTGCCGGGCCATCTCGCTGGCATTCTGGGCCGAGGCGTCCTGCATGTCGGCCGCAGCGTTCTGCTGGCTTTCCTGCATCTGCTGGTCGTGCCCTTGCTGCTGGTCGATCTGCTGCTGTTGAATCTGCGCCTGCTGCTTCTGCTGGTCGACGGCGTGCGAATGCTGCATCGCCTCCATCGCCGTTTCGTGGGCTCGGTCGAACATCCCTTCCAGTCGGTCGCCTTCGCGATCCGCGTCCGCGATGCCTTCCTTCAGCAGTTTGGTGATCTCGGCCACCTTGATGTCTTTCCAGGCCTGCAGGGCTGCGATCCGCTCCCTGGTCGCGTTCTCGGCCTGTTTTGTCTCGATTGTCTGAGCTAATTTGTGGACCTCGGCCGTGAGTGCCTGGTTGAGCTGGCTCATCTGCTGCAGCTTCTGCATCGTCTGCTGCAGCTGCTTCCGTGGATCCTGGTCTTTCTGGTCGATCAGGCCGGGCGTACGCATCTGGATCGCGCGTTCCATGCGGTCCGCGATAATCTCCGCGCCGGGCGTGTCGCTGGTTCGGAAATACAAATCGCCGATGATCCACATGAGATCCGGGACCGCCTGGATCAGCTCTCCCTGCCGCTCGTTCTCGGCTTCGCGCTGGCTCTCATAGCTGGTTCCGGTTTTGACGGCGATGCCATAGTCGGCGTCGGACGTCATATCGTGGGTGACTTCCTTCAGGGTCTTCGGGTGGGTATATGGCTGATTGATCTTGACCAGCGTCACCTTGCCGTCTTCGGCGCGCACGGGCTTCTCTGCCGGTTCGTCGCCATCGAGCTGGGGCAGGATCTCGATCAGGATCCGGCCGAGTCGCTTGCGGCTCCGCGACTCGTTATCCATGAAGTGAAAATTGGTCGCGTCGGATTCCTTCTTCCGCGCGTTGATGGCGAGGCCGCTCGTCTCGTTTGAGCGCGCGCCGAGGGCCGCGTCAAAGATGCCCATCGCGGCCTTGACCGCGTCCACTGCCTGCAGGTATCCCTGCACAAGGGCCTGGATCGGGGGCTCGGCCGTGTTGCGAATGGGCACGCCGTGGTCTTGTCCATCAATAAAGCGCTTGTACTGCGCCACGGCTCGCTGGACTTCGTTGATCGTGCCCCATTCGCCTTCGCGTCCCTCGATCTGGCCTTCCGCGACCAGGTAGGGGGCTTTGGGCATCTGGCTGATCTGCTCGGCGATGTTTGAAACGTAGAGGTTGACCAGCTTCTGGGCGTCCTTCGCGTGCCGCACGAGGCTGAAGGTGCGCTTCACGCCGTCGATCACGACCTCTTCGCCAAAAAGGGGGATCAGCGGGATCGTGCTGCCGAGCCATTCGGTTTTATCGAGATTCTCGATGCCGTTGCTGCAGTAAATTGTTACGGTGCTTTTGCCGTCCTCGTCCTCGGTCCGCTCGTAATAGTCGGCTACCTGGACGTCGTCGGAGGAGGTGCCGACGCCGATCCAGTCGGGCGCGGGGTTGATGCCGCCCTGCAGATAAAATCCGTGGCGGCTCGCCAGCGTCTGATTGCCGAATTCGTTTTCGTATGCCTCGCGGCTCATTCGCCGGATGACGAATGCCCACCTCGCGTCGCTTTTGTCGTACCTTTTCGCGTCGGGATCCCAGACCACCGCGAACTGGTTATCGATGGCCTCGATGTAGACTTCCTGCTGGCCTTTCTTCGCTCGCTTCGAGGTCGCATATCGGGTGCAAACGCGCAGCCATCCGCGTCCACTGCTGATCTGCTGCCGGCGCGCGGTGTCATAGGCTTCGTCCGCGTCGCACTCATATTCGACGTGGCGGATGCGTCCCTGAAAATATTCGGCCGTCTCGGGAGTGCCGCCGTCCATTGGCACGGTCAGAATCGCCGGCTTGTTTTCGCGGCCGTCATTGACCACCTGGTTGATGCTGGGGCCGAGCCGGTTCTCGGTCAGGCAGGGTCGCTTTTTGCGCGCCAGTTTTGCGCGCCGGTCCCACTGGTCGCCGTTGGCGAATCGGACGTCCTCTTCGGCAGCCTTGCGGTCCTCGGCGTCGCGCTTCAGGCCGTAGCTGAACCTGTCGCGCAGGATCTGGAAAAAGTCTTTAGTGGTGGGTTTGCGGGGCATCAGGCCATCCAGGCGTCTTCGCCGTACTCGTCGTGCTCGCTGCGGGCTTCGCGCAGCTCGCGCTGCGGGGTGTCGATCGCCACGGCGAAGTAGCGGAACGCATCCGCCGCGTGGCTCGACCAGTCGTGTTGCGGCTCTCGCGTGGCGAGGCCGGCCTGCGTTTCGCCCCATTTGTAATGGCGCAGGCTTTTGATTCCGTCCTTGCAGCGCTCGCCGTCGAACCAGCACTGCCGAAAGATCGTCCTCGCGGCGTTGATGCCGTCGATGACGCTCAGGCGCTTTACGATCTGGACCTTGCGGCCGGCCGCACGGATCAGCTCTTCGATGGACTTGCCGGATCCGAGTTCTTTCGCTCGGGCGTCGTGCGGCAGGTAGAACGTGCCCCAGACATAGGGCTTGTTTTGCAGCTCTCGCAGGTAGTGGCTAATCGGTTTCCGCTGTCCTTCGACGAAGTCGATCAGGTGGAATTCGCGGCCGATGCTTTGGCCGCACCACACGCTTGTCGAATCGCCGAATCCCAAATCCCAGAACGTGTCGACGGGCTTGCGCTCGTCGTACGGAACGCGCGTGATCCGCTCCTCGGACTCCGCGGTGCGCAGCTCCTCGGCATAGATCGCTCCCTCTGTCGTCGATTTGCAGTAGCCTTCCCACACGTTGTGGTAGGCTGCCGGGTCGGTGCGTTTGAGGTGTTCCATTTCTTTGCGGAGTACTTCGGGAAACCAGGGGTTGTCCGAGTAATTGACCTTCACAACCCTGGCTTCTGGAGGCGGGTTCAGAACGAAGCGCTTATATGTGTCGTCGTCTTCCTGCTCGGGGTTGAAGCTGACCCAGATCTCGCTGCCTTCCTTGCGGATCGTGGGGATGAGCGTCTTCCAGCTCTTCTCGCTTGTGGTCTGGGCTTCCTCCACCCAGACGATGTC